AGCGATTCAGTAAAAAAAATAAATGAATAGGAATTTCTCTATACTCTGGGATACATCCCAGAGTATTCGATTGATTTAATCGATAATTCTATTTATGCTTTGCATAAATGAATAGGAATTTCCACATGGATAATGTTTTGTGAATTAAAATTGACAAACAGCAGTTAGATGTAAGGATAAGGAAGATTAGATAATAATGTTAGAAACTGAAAAACAAATCTGTAGCAGATGCACCAACATTCATTTCTGTATAAAAATCGGAAAAAGTAATTGGTATTGTGAGCCATGCTTTGAGGAAATGATAAACGATCCAGAAACAAAAAGACAAGTAGAAAAAATCATGATTCAATGTGGAATCGAGGATCTAGAATGATTATTGCATGTTCAAAATGTAATGAGATATTCCATAGAGTTAGAGACTTGAAGCTGCATAAGACACAATGTTTGAATCCAATAACTAATGCCCCTGATCTTTAAGGTCCAGGTCCAACGCAAGGGCCATGCAACCTGCTCAAAGTGTGGTAAATTTATCTCAAATAGAGCTGCAAGAAATTATAGATTCTGTCCACACAAAAACTGCGGGGAACGACTTTGAAATTCTGTTGCAACTTCTGTAGGCGAACGTTCTCCTGGGAAACATACATCATTAAACATATCATCTTACGACATAAAGCCGATATGTATCATAAAAAAATTCAATTCCCAATACCTCAACCACATTACATCTAACCCTCTTTCTTTTTTTTAAATTAAAACAGATTGCAATATTGTCAAGAGTGTAATTATTGATCCGATAATTGCAGCTATTTTGATTTTAGAAATGGGCAGACTCATTGAACTTGTATTCCTGAATAATGGGCAAACTCCCCCCCGTTTGGAGCACTAAGATTCAAATAATTTGTATTATTAATAAACATTTTAACGTTGCCACTCATCGCACCAGCTGCATTTGTTGCACTTGATACTTTACCTGTCCAAGAGTTTTTTGTTCCATCATTAAGACCATAATATTTATCAGCCCACGATCCCACATCCGTGATCATAATGCTTACCGTAACTGCTGGCTGAAATGAAAAGGCTAATCCATCTAGACCAATACCGTTAACAATATCACCACTAGCCATTATACAAAAACCTCGTTTTTATTCATTAGAAATTCCATCCTATCACGTCTTGATGAGATCCAATCACCAAGCTAATTTCTTTGATTGTCCTAGTACTTGTTTTTGTTATTTTTCCATTTTTATCAAAAGTATGTTCTTGAATTTTAAAATCTTTTGTAGGGACTGAGTCCAAAGCTCGAGAATATTTACAGTGTAAACATAAATCTATTTTCCCTTTACAAGTACAAACTAAAACTTTTTTCCATTTTGGAATACCTTTAATTAAATTATTTACTTTCATTCTAGGCCCCCACGAGAATTTTTGTATAAAGATTAGTGTCATCCATTTGTGTTAGTGGACTTGTAAGAGAACCGCCATCGCCTGCCAATGTGCTATTATGAGTGTGTGCAGTAACACCGGTCGTTCCGCCACCCCCACCAAATCCCATTAGAGAGCTCCTAAGTATTCTGATTTTGGCATAGCTGCCATCTGACCTGATATAATGACAGGCCCTGCAGCACCAGGTAATACCGTAACAGATACAATATTCATATTTGAAAATGATCTGAAATTAGATGCTGGGATATTAATCATAGGTCCTGTTGATGAGTTGAGTCTATAGCTAGCTGCATTTGCAGAATCTTGATTTTCAATTTGAATACTAATTGCAATTGCATTAAATTCTGTAGGGAATGTTACAGTTCTTAATGTTGCACCAGCTAACACGGTTATAAAAATTGGAAATGATTCTATTTCTGTTGATGCAGGTTTTGTTAAAACTTCAAATCCTTGTATGACTGTTGCCATTATTGAAAACCTCTAAAACATGTTTGCGTATTTTACAATAAATTGATAAGCTTGAAGTCCACCACCAAGGATCGTTTGTGCTGATGAATAACTCAATTGTTTTCCTCCACTGCCGCCAGTAACTGAAAAATTTATTGGTCCTGGTACTGTACGCCCGGCCGATCCTGGATTACTGTTACTTGAGAAAAATGTAGGGCCTGCTTCTAAATTATTAACGAAAAGTCTAGTTTGAAATTGTACTGTTGTTAAAGGTTGAACGGCATTGACAAAATCAACAATTGAATTATCCTTGTTTAATTGTTGTACACTTAATCCTGTTACATCATCTGTTGCTAGTGCGAATACATTAATCGCAACTGCTGGTGCTGCTCTTGTATATTGTCTCATTATTGGTACAGCCATCTATAGTACCTCCATTGCAGGGGCTACATTAGCGTTTCCCCCTGGTCTTGATAACATAGATAATGCCATAGATCCGATAATTCCCTCAATACCACCCATTACATAAGCACCTGCTGGAGCTGCATATCTTCCGATTGAAGAATTAGGTGCTATTGCTGAAATAACTGCGGTTGCAATAGCTGCACCGCCCACCCCTAGGGCCACCTTTTTTAAAGTACCTGAGCTTGCAATGGATTTTAATTTCAACGTACCACTAGACCTCTTACGAGCTTTATTAGTTTTTCGTCTAGTCTTAATTTTAGTATAAGCTCTCCTGGCAGTTTTTCTAATACCACCCTTTCTAGTTGATTTTTTACGTTTAGGTTTATTTCTTAAAGCTTTCATTTTTCTACCCCACGCTTTAGCTTCTTTACTTCCTTTCTTCATTTTATCCGAACCTCGTAGCTCTTCCAGCAGCTCTACTTGTTATACCAGAACTTGTTATCGTTGCAGGGCCTGTCGATGTTACGGTTTCTGTAAATCCACCACTTTCGTCTGCTGTACTTGTGGCTGTTACTGCTGTTTCTGGTGTAACCCCTGGTTGATCTGATGCTGTATTAACTGCAGGATTACTTCTAGTAGTATTTGATGCTGTTGCTGTTTGTTCTTCTAAGATTGTATTTACTGAATTGTCACCATAAAATAAAGTCTTTAATGAAAATAATGGATCTAGTAATTTAGCTGAACCCTGACCAATTCCAGTTAAAAGCCCACTAATACCCCCACCCAAACTTCCTAAACCACTACCGAAAGCACCTAAAGTTTGGCCCAATGCACCTGCAGACTCTGATGCTTGACCTGGTTTAGTTAAGACATTAGCTAAAAAGGCAATACCCAAACCTACTGCAGCAAGGGGTACAATCTTAGAAAGTAGGCTGGTAATTACCATCCATTAAATTAATCATTGTCGTACAAAAACCTTTGCCCATCACAAGTTGGACAATCATGCAGCATAAACTTCTCAACACCGCTAGATCCTACATCGTTTGTAATTACCTGACCTGTAGGTATTTTTGTTAGTGTATCCTCGCAAGTCTTACAGGGTTGATTCCTCAATTGCTGGCGTGCCTCTTGTGTTGTTCCCTGGTTGCCTGGTGAATTTTTCCACAATTGATTTAATTGCATCTGGGTTGGACTTGATATAGTTCTCAATAAACCCAATTGCATTTTTGTTCTTTAAAAGTGGTCTTATTGAAGCGGGAAGCTGCGGTGCAATCTGTTCTATGATACTACTTATCGCACTAAAGGGATCATCTGCTTCATCAGGTGCGATTGATATGGACTTTTTAGCCTGGTTGATTCTACCTGTTAATCTCTTATTGGTTGATTCGAGATCGGCAATATACATATCATACTGTCTTTTAATTTTATTACTAATCGGTGCGTTTCGTGTGATATTCCTAGTAGTAACAACGGCACACAAGCCACCAAATACAATAGTAACCAAGACAATATAGGGTAAGAGCTCCTCAATCACCCTCTCTTTACTTTACATTTACTTAATATTTGCTTCTATAGGTCCCTACAGGTCCCTACAGGCACCCCCCACACCTTGTCTTTTACTTAGTGCCTGAGCCATTCCATTCCCGAGCGATTCAGTAAAAAAAATAAATGAATAGGAATTTCTCTATACTCTGGGATACATCCCAGAGTATTCGATTGATTTAATCGATAATTCTATTTATGCTTTGCATAAATGAATAGGAATTTCCACATGGATAATGTTTTGTGAA